CCACCATAGAGCTTATCTCCTACTACGGGGATATGTCGTTAACAGTCGTCTTGACTCCACGACGCGCCATCCAGCTCGCCCATGATTTAATAGATAACGCGCTCCATGTGTTTGCAAGAGACCCCTTATGACTACGCGCATGGTCCTGCTGGGAGAGGCGTGGGGTGCAAACGAGGCCGAGGCCCGCGCCCCTTTTGTCGGCGCGAGCGGTGCCCAGCTAATCAAACTCCTGTCCGAGGCAGGCGTCGTGTCGAATGGGCGCGACCTCTCCGCTGCCCTATGGTCGCGACAGTACCGCCGTCGCGATGCCCTCCTTGCCGAACAGGGTATCCGCCTCACCAACGTCTTTAACTTCCAGCCTCCCGCCAACCGTATCGACGCGCTTTGCGGTCCTCGCCACGACACGCTACCACCCCTCCGCGCGGGAAAGTACCTCCGTGCCGAGTTCTACCCCGAACTTGAGCGGCTTCGCGCGGAACTCGCGGAGTGGAAGCCAAACATCCTCGTGGGACTTGGCGCAACCGCTCTGTGGTTCGCTACCGGCGCGGGCCAGATCACCCGCAAGCGTGGCACCATCAGCGACACACCCTACGGCAAGTTCCTCGCTACATTCCACCCCGCCTATCTGTTGCGCGGCGCAGCAAACATGCGTCCCATCGTTGTCGCGGACCTCACCAAAGCTCAGCGCGCGTCCGCGACATCGGAGGTGTCCCGCCCCGACCGGACCATCTACATCCCCGAGTCTATCGAGGATCTCGCCGACGCCTTCCGTCAGATCGAACGCGCCCGCCTCTTGGCAGTGGACATCGAGACGGCCAAAGGCCAGATCACCTGCATCGGGTTCGCTTGGGAGCCGGGCCAAGCCCTCGTCGTGCCGATTTGGGACGCCTCCCGAAGCGACAATTCCTATTGGAGTGAAGTGGATGAGCCCCTCGTATGGGAATGGGTCCGAAGAATTTGCGGATTGCCAGTGCCTAAAGTCTTTCAAAATGGCCTATATGACCTCCACTATATCTGGCGCGGATACGGCATTACAGTCGCAAATTGCCTTCATGATACAATGCTACTCCATCATGCCCTACAACCCGAGGTGCAAAAAAGCCTTGGATTTCTTGGCAGCCTTTACTCGGACGAACCAGCCTGGAAACAGATGCGACACCGTACCACCTTGAAGAGGGAAGACGTATGACAGACTTCCGCCGCGTTATTATCGAGTCCCCCTTCCGCGCACCCTCCAAACGGCTGGCCCGCGCGAACGTCAACTATGCTCTTGCGGCTATACGGGACTCGATAAGACGCAGCGAGGCTCCCTTCCTATCGCACATGATGTATCCAGGTGCTCTCGACGATAACATCCTTATAGAGCGTCTCCTTGGTATTGACCTCGGTTACGCATGGTGGCCCGCCGCCGAGGCCATCTGCTTCTACTGCGATCTCGGTTGGTCATCGGGAATGCTCGACGCTAAGATGCGCGCAAGAGCAAAAGGCATGAACACGGAGGAGCGTTACCTTGCGAAAGATCGCCACGCGAACCATTGACCCGGAGCGCCTCTCGCACAACGATGCCCTGTGGGTCTACAACGGCCTCGATTGTTGCATAACTCACGAGGTTCTCGGAGCACTTATCCCTCAGTTATCCCCAATAACCGACGCTACCTACCATTTCAGCCGCGACTTGCAAGGCCCGATCCTTGAGATGAATATGCGCGGCCTCCGGGTAGATCTGTGGCGTCGGGATGAGGTGCTTGCGGACTATCGCAACAAGATGGTTACGCTGGAACAACAACTCGACTGGCTGGTGCGGGACGGAATTGGGTTTGCGGAGTGGCGAGCCACCTCATCGTGGCGATCCAACAAGGATATGTGCGCCCTCCTTTACGACAAGCTGATGCTTCCAGTCCAGTGGAAACGTAGCACTACCGGCGAGAGAAGCCGCACCGCCGACCGCGACGCGCTTGAGGCACTTGAATGCTACATGCTGGCCGAGCCAATCATACACCACATCTTCGCCCTGCGAGACTTGGGCAAGAAAGTGTCGTTCCTCCAGACAGCTGTGGATACCGATGGCCGCTTGCGCACCTCGTTCAACATTGCCGGGACCACTACGGGCCGATTGGCCTCGTCTTACTCGGACTTCGGCACCGGGACCAATCTCCAGAACGTCGAGAACCTCCTTCGCTCCGTTTTCGTGGCCGACCCAGGCATGAAGTTTTGCAACATCGACCTGGAGCAGGGCGACAGCCGGGGCGTCGGCGCGATCCATTGGCAACTTTTCCGTGATGGCAGGTATCTAGACGCCTGTGAGTCCGGGGATTTGCACACAGAAGTAGCGCGCGGAGCCTTCCGATACCTCCCGTGGACCAACAATCCCCGCGAGGACCGCGCGATAGCCAACCAACTTTTCCACCGATCCTTCACTTACCGCGACGCGGCAAAGCGCCTGGGACACGGGACGAACTACCAGGGCAAAGCCGATAAGATGTCCCGTGCGACACACATTCCCCTCACTCACATCAAGTCCTTCCAGTCCAACTATCTCGAGAAGTTCCCCGCCTTCCCATTGTGGTGGCGATGGGTCCAGGAGGCTTTGCGTGACACCCGCCAAATCATTACGCTCCTTGGACGGCAGCGGCACTTCCTTGGCGACTGGAAAGACGCGGAAACGATCCGTCAAGCAGTCGCTTACGAACCACAATCAATCACAGCGGACACCATCGACCGTGGCCTTCTCGCGCTTTGGAGGGCCAACCGCGTCCAACTTCTGTTGCAGGTCCACGACTCCGTTCTTTTCCAATTCACCGAGGCCCACGAGGCCTCGGTGATTCCGTGGGCCATAGCCCAGATCGAACAGCGTGTGGCGCTCAAGGGCGGTCGCACCTTCGTGATCCCTGGAGATGCCAAGGTCGGATGGAATTGGTCCGACTCTCGCGATGATCCTGACGCGCTCCGCAAGTGGAGCGATCCCACGCGCCCGCAGCGACGCACCCGCAACCCCTCTTTTCCCTGACGGAGCCGCGCTGTGGCTGCTGCAACCAATATAGCTCCATTCTTAATGCCAGATCGCCAACTCGCGTCGTGGATGGCAGGTTTTCTCGAATACACGGAAGGCATCCAATCTCCATTGATCCATCGGCGGTGGGCAGCTATCGCGACGGTAGCCGGGGCTATGGAGCGGAAGGTTTGGTTGCGCTCCCAGGGCGAGAACATCTACCCAAACGTTTACATCTTCCTCGTTGGTCCGCCAGGGACCGGCAAGACTCGCGCACTCATGGCCTGTTGGCGCCTATGGAACACCCTTGAAGGGTATCACGTTGCCGAGATCTCCTTGACCAAGGCCGCGCTGATCGACCGCCTCGGAGAAGCGACACGCCAGGTCTATATGGGTGGTATCGAGGACTACAACAGCCTCCTGATCGCCGCGCCCGAACTCGGCGCCTTGCTCCCGAGCTACGACAGCGACTTCATGAACACCTTAACTCACCTCTACGATGGACACCTCTACACCGAGCGCCGCCGCTCCTCCAAGCAGGACTTCCAACCCATCCTCAACCCCAATGTCAACCTCGTAGCGTGTACCACCCCCGGCTTCTTGACCTCCGCGATGCCCGCGTCCGCATGGAATGAGGGCTTCCTATCGCGCGTGTGCATCGCCTACTCCGGCGAAGTAGAGATCAAAGAATTTGATCTGGCCGAGTCGAACCCACACCACGGCAATGCCCGCCTCCGCGACGCCCTAATTCACGATCTCCGTAAGATCAGCGAGCGTTCCGGCAAGATTGGGTGGACCGAGCGTGCTATCGACACAGCGGAAGACTACAACCGGCGCGAGTTCGATATCGTTACCGATCAAGGCACCGCCATCCTGCCGAAGCCAACCCATCCTCGCCTGATGCACTACAACACCCGCCGTCCAGTCCACTTCCTTAAACTATGTATGATCTGCGCCATCGACCGTGGCACCGAGCACATCGACCTCCCCGACGTCCTTTCCGCAATCGACCTGATGATAGAGGTAGAAAAGGCTATGCCAGATGTATTCACCGCTATGTCCTCTGGCGGCGACGCCCAGGTAATTACTGACTGTATCTATTGGGTGATGACTGAGAACATCCGCGCCAAGGATGAAGGCGTGCCGATGCACCTTGTCCACGAGTGGCTGTCGAGTCGCGCCCCCG